AGAACATTAGAACATTACTTTGAAATCAAGGGCTTACGCGTTGATCTTAAACAGAACATTAACAGAACAATACCCAATTTACAGAACATTAGGGTGTCCTTCAGAACATTAGGGGTACTTGACGGGTCTGAAAAAATACGGTATGCTGATCTCAGCATACCGGTTGAGCAGGACAAAACCGCGCTGCACGGGAATGTCTCCAAGCCTACTACGGGCTTTCGCGTTGTCTCCAAGGGAACGGGCGGGGAACCCCGCCAAGCCGAAGCCTGACGGGGCGAAAAAAAGGGGGCTTGCGCCCCCCGTGGATTACTTGCGGAGATTCTTCAGGAACCGAATCATCTCGATCAAATCTGATTCACGCTTTCCGTCCTTAGCCCATGCCAGCGTAGCCTTGAATTCAGCGTTCACAGAATCGACCAACGGCTTAACACGCGAATCGGCTTCGTCCTTCTCGAACTTTTCAACGACCGAGATCGCCTTCTCGAGTGCCTTGGCTTGTGCAATACTTTCTGGAGTAGCCGTCTGATAAAGCGCGACTTGCTCCACCCGCATCTCAGCCGCTGATCGACCAGCCGCAACCTCGATCGCCTTGGCCTTGGCTTTCTCCCTTTGCTCGGCCTTGGACGCGGCCTCGGCCTTCGCAGACTTTGGCTTCTCGAGGGAATAGAATTCTTTCAAATGCTTGGCAACACGCAACCAGCAATCAGAACCCGCGCCCTCGGCATCGATAGCACCGTTCGCAAGAGCCCGCGCACCAGCACTCTCGACAAACGGAAGCCGCACCGATTCCCAACGCTCGAAAGACAGAACGCCTTGCTGAGCCCATGGACGAAACACACCCGCCACAGACGCGCAAGCATCCTGAAAGTCGAAGTTAGAATCAGCGACCTTGATAGCCGCACTCTGAACAACGGACAACGAAGCAGCGTCCAATTCAAAACCGATCGAGACCGCTTCTGCTACTTTAGATTTTTGAGACATTTGAACTCTCCTTGATTGTGGACAAAACCGCGTGGCGCGGAGATGTCCTATGGCTCGTCCGCGATATGCTTTCGATCACCATGAGCACAGTATAACACAACCGAGCACAGAATCAAACGAAATGAGCGCGAGCAGACCCAGACCGACGCGGAGAACGCAGAGGGGACACCGCCAGACTCAGGGGGGCGAGACCGACCCCACCTACCCCGTACCCCCCAAAACAGGACATAAAGACAAAAGCCCAGATACACAATAATTTGCACAGTCAATAGCAACTTTTTAAAAACATACCCCCACCCCCCTTGCACTTTTTTCTAATATCTGTAACATCCGCGTATTGAAACGCACCCCCCTACCTTTTTTGGAGTCCCGTTTCCTCCATGGCTATATCTATTACGCCAGATAATTCAGTAGCACTTCCTGATAACGAGGAAGACGACAAGTTCAAAACCGTGCGAGAAGCTGTAGAAGTTTCCGCAACTACCGCTATGGTTCTTAATGAACTAGGCATGGGGTTTGACATGACCCCAACAGATGAGCTTGCTGCTGAAAAATTATTTGAAAACCTCAAGCACAACTCGGCAGTAAAAACTCTCCCTGCAGTAATCAATACGCCCGAGGTAGCAGCAAAGCTTGGATCGCTGTTGCAGGCATATGACCAGCAGGTTGTGGCTGATGCCGTCCAAATTCGCACGGTGGTAACAAATAAGCTGCTTCTAATATCAGACTGCGGAGATCCCCGCTACGAACTAAAAGCGCTAGAGCTACTAGGCAAGATAAGTGATGTTGGGCTATTCACAGACAAGTCGGAAGTCACTATTAGGCACGCCACTACGGAGGCGCTTGAGGAAGCAATTAGAGAAAAGGTGCGTCGCCTTATCCACGCAAACACAGTTGATGTTGAACCGCTCGTTGATAATCTAGAGGAAGAGCTTGGGCTAAATGATGCAGCAGCCGACAATTCAGGAGCTACAGAATTTACTAGCGATACTGCCGAACCTTCCTGATGCGGAAAAACGCAACCTTGACAGTAAGCTAGAAGAGCTTATTAAAAGGCAAAAACAAGAAGAGGCGCGCAAATCGTTTATTAAATTTGTAGAGAGGGTGTGGCCTACTTTTATTAGTGGTCGGCACCACAGACGTATGGCAGAGGCATTTGAGCGCGTAGCTAGAGGCGAGTGCAAACGCCTAATAATTAATATGCCACCACGACACACTAAGTCAGAGTTTGCGTCTTATCTCCTCCCAGCGTGGTTTTTAGGCAACTTCCCCCACAAAAAAGTTATCCAGACGTCCCATACAGCCGAATTAGCCGTGGGTTTTGGACGAAAGGTGCGAAACCTTGTAGACCAAGAAGTTTATAGAGAAATTTTTCCTGAGGTTGCGCTACAGGCAGACTCAAAAGCAGCTGGTCGCTGGGCTACTAATAAAGGCGGTGACTACTTTGCTATTGGTGTGGGCGGTGCAGTTACCGGTAAAGGTGCCGACATTCTAATTATTGACGACCCGCACTCAGAACAAGAAGCCGCACTGGCGGAAATTAACCCAGATATCTACGACAAAACTTACGAGTGGTACACATCAGGTCCACGGCAGCGTCTACAGCCGGGTGGAAACATCATTATTGTGATGACCCGATGGTCTAAGAGAGATTTAACGGGCCAAGTTCTCAAATCTGCAGCGCAAAGAGGCGGAGATGAGTGGGAAGTTATTGAATTTCCTGCACTTTTACCATCAGGAAACCCACTTTGGCCTGAGTTTTGGTCTAAAACTGAGCTAGATACCCTTAAGTTAGAGCTGCCAAACGCAAAATGGCAGGCCCAGTACCAGCAAAACCCCACATCTGAAGTATCGGCTATTATAAAAAGGGAGTGGTGGCAGATCTGGGAGAAAGAAGACCCGCCCAATTGTGACTTTATTCTGCAATCTTGGGATACGGCGTTTGAGAAAAGTACCCGGGCGGACTATTCAGCATGCACTACATGGGGTGTCTTTTACCACCCAGACGATACGGGCACCCCGCAAGCAAATATCATCCTATTAAACGCATTTAGAAAGCGCATGGAATTCCCAGAGCTGAAGAAAATGGCCCTAGAGGAATACCAAGAATGGAATCCGGATTCCATCATTATCGAGAAAAAAGCTTCTGGCGCCCCCCTAATATATGAAATGCGGGCTATGGGGGTTCCAGTTCAGGAATTTACCCCATCAAGAGGTAATGACAAGATTTCACGGCTAAATGCTGTCTCAGATTTATTTGCTTCTGGTAAAGTGTGGGTTCCCGACACTAATTGGGCCGAGGAAGTTGTTGATGAAGTTGCATCTTTTCCGGCAGGGGAACATGATGATTATGTTGACTCTACATCCCTTGCGTTGATGAGATTCCGTAAGGGTGGGTTTATTCGTTCTTTGTTAGATGAGCCAGAAGAGCAGAAGTATTTTAAGAGACACTTCCAAGGATATTACTAAGGAAAACAAATGCCAATTGATAAATCACTAAGCCAAGCCCCCATGGGTTTGAATCCAGAAGAAATGATGGATGAACCCGCCCTTGAGATTGAAATTGAAGATCCAGAAAGGGTTGGTATTAAAGCCGGTGGGGTGGAGATTATTCTGGAGCCCGGCAAAGAAACAGGCGAAGACTTTAATGCAAACCTCGCCGAAGAGATGGACGAGGATGATCTTATTGAGCTGGCTAATGATCTGATTGGTGATTTTGACGAAGACATTTCTAGCCGCAAAGACTGGATCCAAACATATGTAGACGGCCTTGAGCTGCTTGGTATGAAGGTCGAAGACCGCACGGAGCCTTGGCCCGGAGCCTGTGGTGTATATCACCCACTGCTATCAGAAGCACTTGTTAAGTTCCAAGCAGAAACAATTATGGAAACCTTCCCCGCGCAGGGGCCGGTTAAAACTCAGATTATTGGCAAGGAGACGCCAGAGAAAAAAGAAGCTGCCATTCGTGTTAGAGACGACATGAACTACCAGCTCACAGAAGAAATGGTTGAGTATCGCCCCGAGCATGAACGCATGCTGTGGGGTTTGGGATTGGCAGGTAACGCGTTTAAAAAGGTTTATTACGATCCAAGCCTAGAGCGTCAAGTATCTATTTTTGTACCGGCTGAAGATGTCGTAGTTCCTTATGGTGCAAGCAGCCTAGAAGTGTCGGGCCGTGTAACGCACGTAATGCGCAAAACAGAAAACGAAGTTAAGAAGCTGCAGCACGCAGGATTTTATAGGGATGTAGACCTTGGCGACCCAGTTGACACCTTTGATGAAGTCGAGAAAAAGATCGCTGAGAAGATGGGATTTAGAGCATCTTCCGATGACAGATTCAAGATCCTTGAGATGCACGTTGACCTCGACCTACCGGGGTACGAAGACGAAGACAAACACGGCGAGCAGACGGGTATTGCATTGCCTTATGTTGTCACTATTGAGAAAAATACACAAACAGTCCTAGCTATTCGCCGCAATTGGCACCCAGAAGACTCAACCAAACAGAAGAGGAATCACTTTGTTCATTACTCCTATATTCCGGGTTTTGGCTTTTACGCTTTTGGTCTCATTCATCTCATCGGTGCTTTTGCTAAGTCGGGCACTTCTATCATTCGGCAGCTGGTTGATGCTGGCACTCTATCAAATCTCCCCGGAGGATTTAAAACCAAAGGTCTACGAGTTAAGGGAGACGACACTCCAATTGCTCCAGCGGAGTTCCGCGATGTAGACGTAGCATCCGGCACCATTAAAGACAACATCATGACGCTCCCGTACAAGGAGCCTTCGCAAGTCTTGATGGCGCTGCTGGGAACAATCGTTGAAGAGGGCCGCAGGTTTGCAAGCGCAGCAGATCTAAAAGTTTCTGATATGTCTGCGCAGTCTCCAGTTGGCACAACGCTTGCTATTCTGGAGAGAACCCTCAAGGTGATGTCGGCAGTTCAGGCCCGCATCCACTATTCAATGAAGCAAGAGTTCAAGCTTCTCAAAGCAATTATCCGCGACTACACCCCCGAGGATTACGACTACGAGCCGGAAGAAGGTAGCCGCCGTGCCAAGCAGTCTGACTACGACCAAGTAGATGTAATTCCGGTATCAGATCCTAACGCGGCGACCATGTCGCAGAAGGTTGTTCAGTATCAAGCAGTGATGCAGTTAGCGCAAAGCGCGCCCCAGTTGTATGACCTGCCTTATCTACACAGGCAGATGTTGGAAGTACTCGGCATTAAAAACGCCAGTAAATTGGTTCCGATGGAAGATGACCAAAAACCAAAAGATCCCGTGTCCGAAAACATGGCAATTCTTAAAGGAAAGCCGGTCAAAGCGTTTATTTATCAGGACCACGAAGCGCATATCACGGTTCATATGAGCGCTATGCAAGATCCAAAGATCGCGCAGATTGTAGGACAAAACCCCATGGCGCAGCAGATTCAGGCAGCCATGATGGCACATATTAACGAGCACCTAGCATTTGAATATCGTCGCCAGCTTGAGCAGCAGCTTGGAGTTCCGTACCCCGCACCGGATGAAGAAATGTCCGAGGATATGGAGGTTCAGATCTCTCGCCTTGCCGCAGCAGGCGCACAGAAACTACTGCAGGCCAACCAAGCGCAAGCCCAACAGCAGCAAGCCCAACAGATTGCTCAGGATCCGCTTGTACAAATGCAGCAGCAAGAGCTTCAGATTAAGGCACAGGAAGTTCAGCGCAAGATTCAAAAAGATCAAATTGATGCCGCAGCTAAGGCCGACCAGATCGAGATTGAAAGAGCACGGATTGAAGCCCAGAAAGAGATTGCAGGAATGCAAGCGGGGGCCAAAGCCGCAAAAGATAAAGCAGAACTAGAAGCAAAAATGGAGCTAGAAGGCGTTAGATTGGGTGCGCAAATAGCTCAACAAAAATCTCAAACCACCAAAAAGGAAATTAAATGACCGAATATCTAGAGTATCTCTCAAAACAGATACACGAAGAAAGAACTCGGATTATTGAAGATTTGGGCGACGGCAAAGCCCAAGATCACGGAGATTATAAATTCTCTTGTGGTGTAGTACGTGGACTACTTGTTGCCAATAACCTAATCATGGAACTAGCAGAAAGGATGGAGAACTCTGATGAGTGAACTACTAATCGGCACAAACCCCGATGATGTAAACGAAACAACAGTATTACCAGAAACAGCCGAGCAAAAAGCAAAACAGCTGCCAGACCCTTCAGGGTATCGGATCCTTTGTGGTGTACCGGATCTTGGAGATACCTACGAAAGCGGCCTTGCTAAATCGGACGTCACGCTTAGATACGAAGAACTGCTAACTACAGTTTTGTTTGTAATTAAGATGGGGCCCGACTGTTATAAGGACGATAAAAGGTTCCCTAGCGGCCCTTGGTGCAAAGAAGGCGACTTTATTTTGGTCCGTCCAAATGCTGGCACCCGGCTAAAAATCCACGGACGCGAGTTCCGCATTATCAACGACGACTCTGTTGAAGGGGTAGTAGAAGACCCCCGAGGCATTAGTCGCGCATAAGGAGTTTTAAAATGGCAGAGAAAGACGATTTTCAATTTGAGGTTGAAGGGTCTGAGGTCGAAGTAAAGGCTACAGAAGGCGAAAAGCCAGAGGTAGATCTAGAGGTTGTGGATGACACGCCCCCAGAAGACCGCAATCGCACTCCCCTCCCTAAAGAAATTGTTGAAGAGCTTGAGAAAGACGAGCTCGAAGACTATTCGGACAAAGTAAAAACCCGCCTTAAGCAGATGAAAAAGGTTTGGCACGATGAGCGCCGAGCCAAAGAAGCTGCTGATCGGGAGCGGCAAGAGGCTATTTTGCTTGCTCAAAAGGCGATTGAAGAGAATAAAAAGCTCAAATCTAGGCTGACAGAGGGTGAAAAAACCTTTATTGACACGGCTAAAACCGCTGCCGAGCTTGAGCTTGAAATGGCTAAACGGGCTTATAAAGAGGCTTATGACGCTGGGGATTCTGAGCGGTTGGTGGAAGCCCAAGAGAAACTTAATTCAGCCGGTTATAAACTAAATAAAGTAAAAGATTTCAAACCCTCTTTACAAACCGAAGAAATTGATGTAAATATACCGCAAGAACAGGTACAAGTGCCTCGTCCCGACCAAAAGACTTTAGCGTGGCAAGAGCGCAATCAGTGGTTTGGTGCAGATGAGGAAATGACAAGCCTCGCACTTGGCTTGCATCAAAAATTAGAGAAACAGTACGGTAGAGGCTTCATAGGTACTGACGAATACTGGAGCCGCGTTGACGAAACAATGCGGAAACGCTTCCCGGATTATTTTGGGGAAGACGAGATTAAAACGACTAACGGGGGCGGCAAGCCCGTTACGCGCACAGAAAAACCTGCCACAGTGGTTGCTCCGGCGTCGCGTAGCACATCCTCCAAAAAGATTGTGCTGAAACAATCGCAGTTAAGTATTGCGAAGAAGTTGGGACTAACCCCCGAGCAGTATGCCCGGGAATATGCAAAAACACTGGAGAACTAAAATGGCAGAAAACAGACTTGCACGCGAACTGGAAAACCGTACCGCTACTGAGCGCCCCAAGCAATGGCAGCCAGCTTCAACACTGCCCGAGCCTGATAAGCAGCCCGGATATGCGTATCGGTGGATTAGGGTTTCAACTCTTGGTCAAGCAGACCCCCGTAATATTTCCTCCTCATTGAGAGAAGGTTGGGAGGCGGTCAGGATTGAAGAACAGCCCCAGTTCAAGATGATGATTGATCCTAATAGTCGTTTTAAGGACAACATTGAAGTTGCTGGATTGTTGCTCTGCAAGATCCCTGAAGAATTTGTTTCGCAGCGCGAGGAGTATTTCGCAAAGCAGACCAAAGATCAGATGGAATCTGTGGACAACAACTTTATGAGAGAGAACGACCCGAGGATGCCCCTGTTTAAAGAGCGGAGCACCAAGACGTCGTTTGGAAAAGGCAAATAACTTTTTAGGAGTTTAAAATGGCATATCCTACCGTTAATGGCCCTTACGGGCTTCTACCGATCAATCTGATTGGCGGTCAGGTGTTTGCTGGTTCAACTCGTCAGATCCCCATCGCTTCGGGCTACGGCACGTCCATTTTTTATGGTGACGTCGTTAAACTGAACACGGATGGTACTCTGGTGAAAGATACCGGTACAGCAACTGCTACCCCGATTGGTGTTTTTCTTGGCTGCACTTTTACCGACCCCGTGTATGGTAAGACGTTCCGCCAGTACTACCCCTCTGGCACCGTTGCTTCGGACATCGCGGCTTACGTTGTTGATGATCCCGACACGCTGTTCAAAGTCGTAAACGTTTCTGGTACTACCGTTGTTTCAGCCGCAGGCCGTACTGTTGTTGGCCTTAACGCTGCTCTGGTTCAGAATGCTGGTAACACAAACACTGGTGATTCCGCTGTTGGTATTACTGGTTTTGATACTACCGTCACTCTGCCCATCCGTGTTATTGATGTGGTTCCCCAGACGGTACTTACCACCACGCAGTCTGCATCTACGACCAACACTAGCACTTCTGTAACTCTGTCGGCAGCAAACTCTGGAATCCTTAAGTACATGGGTGTTTCTGGGACTGGAATCGCCGCTGGTACTTACGTTGCCGCTATCTCTGGAACTTCCCTGACCCTGTCTGCTGCCGCTACTGCTACTGGCACTGCAACGCTGACTTTCGTTGGATATCCTGAGCTGATCGTTAAGTGGAATGCGCCCAGTGCTACCGGTATTGCTGGTGGTCATCAGTATCTCAACCCCACCGGTGTATAAGGAGACTAAATCATGGCTATTTCACGCGCCCAACTACTAAAAGAACTTCTCCCGGGACTGAACGCTCTGTTTGGTCTTGAGTATGCTCGTTACGGTGAAGAGCATAAAGAGATTTTCGAAACCGAAACTTCTGAGCGTTCGTTCGAAGAAGAAACCAAACTTTCAGGCTTCTCAGCAGCACCCGTGAAGAATGAAGGTTCGGCAATCGCTTATGACAACGCACAGGAAGTTTTTACGGCTCGCTATACGCACGAGACGATTGCTCTTGGTTTCTCGCTGACGGAAGAGGCAATTGAGGACAACCTCTATGACTCCCTGTCTTCGCGTTACACCAAGGCTCTTGCCCGCGCTATGGCTTACACCAAGCAGACTAAGGCTGCCGCAGTTCTGAACAATGGCTTCTCCTCCACCTATCCCGGTGGCGATGGTGTTGCTCTGTTCTCGACTCAGCACCCCCTTGTTTCTGGTGGCTACAACAGCAACACGCCTTCCACCCCCGCTGACCTGAACGAAACCTCTCTTGAGGCCGCTGTTATTCAGATCGCTGGCTGGACGGACGAGCGTGGTCTGCTGATTGCTGCAAAGCCCCGTAAGCTGGTTGTCCCCCCTGCACTGATGTTCGTTGCAACCCGTCTGCTTGAAACTGAGCTGCGCGTGGCTACTGCCGACAACGACATCAACGCTATCAAGAACAACGGTTCTATCCCTGAGGGCTATACCGTTAACCACTTCTTGACGGACACCAACGCATGGTTCCTGACGACTGACGTTCCCAACGGTCTGAAGCACTTCGTTCGTACGCCTATGGCTACCTCGATGGACGGCGACTTCGACACCGGCAACGTTCGTTACAAGGCCCGTGAGCGTTATTCGTTCGGCTGGTCTGATCCGCTCGGCATGTTTGGATCGCCCGGAGCTTAAGTAGTAGCTGTAGGAGAGGGGGCTTCGGCCCCCTTTTTATTTTGGTCTTCTTCCCAGTGAAGTTTGCGGTGACAGTTGGCGCAAAGAACAATACACCGCTCTTTTACCTCCTTCATTGCCCTAGTAAACATCCTGCCTTTTACTAGCTTATTTACTTTTATGCTGTCCTTGTCTCGTACAACATGATGAAAGTCAAAAGTAGCGGGGTGGTTCTCACCGCATTTTGTACAAGACAAAGAATTTTTAAACGCCGTCCACTCGTCTTTTTTTATCTTATTGTTTTTAGCGGTGCGCTCTAGGTACTCGGCTTTGTTTTTTTCGTAGTGCGCTTTTCCGTACTTGGCGTACTGCCCGGAACGGTCTCTAACTCGTTTGCGTTTATTTGGAGGATCCTCTCTATCATTCTCGTTGGAATTGTCAGGGTCTGGGCGTGGTTGTCCACCGTCCATGATTGGCATATGCGAATTCCTTGTTCGTTTTGTGAGATAAGCCAGCCTACGGAATACACCAAAGGTATTTCAACGGGTTCAGGATCGTCGTTCCCCTCTAGCCACCCGAACTCGTGATGCGCATCATACCAATGGATCAAAAGCAGAGAGGGGCGTGCCCTTACTGGTTTTAGGTTTTTTACTTTTTCTTCGGGCTTTGCTGGCTGCATGAGTAGATCCTATCTCTTTAAGTTAAAGTTTAACTACTGTTGCACAAACCATATTTTAGTGGTATAAAAGCTCATACCTAGGATTTTACACCTGTATCGACTGACCTAGCAGACGTAGTAGAGACGGTACGGGGGACATGCTACTACATGAAAGGATTATCATGGCTAACACCACGTTTACCGGCCCAGTACGGTCACAAAACGGCTTCCAGTCCGTATCTATTAACCCCAACACCGGTGCGGTTACTACCAACGCTACGTTTGACGCTGCCACCACTGTAACTTCTCTTACTGCTTCTGGCGCTATTACTTCTACCGGAACGGGCGGAATTGGATATGCTACCGGCGCTGGTGGCGCAGTAACCCAACTTACAAGCCGTACAACCGGTGTAACTATCAATAAGCGTTGCGGAGCTATTACTATGTTCACCGCAGCGGGATCCGCTACTGCCGCTTCGTTTACTGTTACCAATAGCACGGTCGGAGCAAACGACGTGGTTATCCTCAATCAAGCATCCGGTACAAACCTTTACAACTTTATTGTTACTGCTGTAGCCGCAGGAAGCTTTACGGTCACTTTCTTTACTACCGGCGGTACTGCTAGTGACGGACCCGTTATTAACTTTGCTGTGATTGATGGCGTAGCCGCCTAATAGGAGCATCGCATCATGATGCAAACTGATGTTCTGTCAGCACATTTAAGCGGTGCTGGGTCGTATTATTCTGGAAGAACGCGACTTCGCGGGATTGTCGTAAACCCAAAAGCTTCCACAGCCGCTACCTTTGAAATTAGAAATGGTAGTGCTACTGGCAATATTTTATACACTATGGATATTGCAAGCCTTGGAACCCCCAACACATTTGCTATAACCGTACCCGGAGAAGGAATACTTGCAACTAACGGCCTGTATTTAACTCTTTCGGTTGGAAGCATTACGGGAATTACGGTGTTTTATGGCTAAGTCTCCTGCATGGCAACGCAAGGAAGGTAAGAACCCAAAAGGTGGGCTGAACGCGAAGGGGCGAGCTTCGTACAACGCTGCAAACCCCGGAAAGCCCGGCTTGAAACCCCCTGCACCAAATCCAAAGACTAAAAAGGATGCAGCGCGCAGGAAGTCGTTTTGCGCCCGGATGTCCGGAATGCCCGGCCCCATGAAAGATGAAAAGGGGCGCCCAACCAGAAAAGCGCTGTCGTTGAAAGCATGGAACTGCTAAAGAAAATTTGTACTCGCTGCAAGGAAGAAAAGCCGCAAGACGCTAAATACTTCCCGCTGCACAACAAGACAAAATCTGGTTTTGATAGTTGGTGCCGTTCTTGCCGTTCAAGCTATAGAAACAGTATAAATCGTGGTAAATTTAGATCAGTTATATCAGACGAAGAACTAAAAAAACTAAAAAAAAGTACAAAGCAGTGCACTATTTGTGGTTCCGAAGAAAAATTAGTGGTTGACCACGATCACAAAACAGGAAACATACGTGGAATGTTATGTAATCATTGCAACAGAGGTTTAGGACATTTTAGAGACGACCCAATGCTTCTGGAATTTGCTGCCCAGTATTTATACGCCAGCGCAGACATGCCGGAATGGGACAAATATTTAGCAGGGGCTAAGGAGTTATTATGAATATGACGGAATTACTTATTGGGGCCATATACTTTCTAGCGGCTGTTATCGGCTGGTTCTTGAAAGAAGCCCTCGACAATATCAAAAACACCGATAAAGAACTCAACGACTTTAAGGTGCATGTGGCAAACGAATACACGCAGAAAAACGACATGCGTGATGTTATCAAACAAATCAACGAGCGCTTTGATAGGCTTGAAACCAAAATCGACCGACTAATGGAGGGCAAATAAAATGGCTAACAATCCGTATCAGGGTGATGATGTAGATTCGTTTCAAACAGCGCGGGACGAAGAAGGTAATGTTAAACAAACCGGATTATCGCCCACCGCTAAACTTTCTCGTTTTGGTGCCGCGTTTAATGCAGCACGCAAAAAAGGCGAAAAAATATTTGAGTTTAATGGTAAAAAATATACTACTGAGTTAGCTTCTGAAAAACCAGCAACAACAAAAAAAGCGCCAGAAAGTAGGCCAATGAATCTTAATGCTTCTCCTAATATTCAATATAAAAACGCACCAAAAATGGTACAACTAAGTGATTCTGAAGGTTATGGACTTGACGAAGCTCGCGGAGGCATGAAACGAGGCGGTAAAGTTAAGAAAATGGCTTCTGGCGGTTCTGCTTCCAAACGTGCTGACGGCTGCTGCGTTAAAGGTAAGACTCGTGGAAAGATGGTGTAATGCCCAGCTCAAGTAAAAAACAGCACAACTTCATGGCGGCTATTGCCAACAACCCGAAGTTTGCTAAGAAAGTAGGTGTACCTTCCTCGGTTGGGAAGGAATTTATGTCTGCCGACAAAGGCAAAACTTTTAAAAGGGGTGGTGAAATGGCTGAGTCCAAGAAGATGGTTGCTAAAGAAGTTGCCTTTATGAAAAAGAAGGGCGCTCCCAAGTCCATGGTCAAGCACGAAGAGTCTGAAATGGCTATGAAAAAAGGCGGCAAAGTTAAGAAGATGGCTGGTGGTGGCCTTGCTGCTGGTCACAAGTCTGCTGACGGAATTGCTAAAAAAGGCAAAACAGACACTAAGCAAGTTGCCATGAAAAAAGGTGGCATGGCTAAGATGAAAAAAGGCGGGTACTGCTAAATGCGACCGAGCCGGGGTATGGGGATAATTAACCCCAGTAAGATGCCAAAAGCCAAGACGATCACCCGCAAGGATGATCCGAACAAGGTTACTATGTTTGCTGAAGGCGGAGAGTCTAAGGTAAACGAGGCTGGTAATTACACTAAACCCGGTATGCGTAAGAGTCTTTTTAATAAGATCAAAGCTGGTGGTAAAGGTGGAGCCCCGGGTCAGTGGTCGGCCCGCAAGGCACAGATGCTGGCTAGGGAATATAAATCTAAAGGCGGAGGCTACCGTGGCTGAGAAGTGGATCCAAAAGGCAATCAAAAAACCCGGCGCTCTTAAAAAGAGTCTTGGTGTTAAGGCAGGCAAAAAAATCCCGGCTGGGAAACTAGCCAAAGCAGCAAAAGCTCCGGGCAAACTTGGACAGCGAGCACGGCTGGCACAAACTCTTAAAGGACTTAAAAAGTGATTGACTTCATCGATAAGCAGGTTGAGTACTCTGAGCGTCTTTTTAAAATGATGGCTGATGACCACAAAGAGCGCATGCAGCAAGCCGTTGTCTGGGCTGAGATGAATTGTGGATTGATGAAAAAACTTGCTGAGCGAGATGCCGAAATCATTAAGCTCCGTGCCGAAATTGATGCCCTTAGAAAAGTGAAATAAAAATGAACTTTGCCATCTCGTTTTACCTAATTACTGGAATGATGGTAGGTATCGAGATTCAAAAAGACCCGCAAGACGGGCACTCTGTTTTAGTGATTGATGTATTTATTGCTCGTTTTATGTTTGAGGTTTTTCCGGATGAAGACTAAGTTTGTGTATGACCCCAAGAATGACGGGAATGTTTTTAAGTGGATTTTAGAAGTAGCGGCAGTAACGAGGGAAATGAGACAGGAACAGATCGATGCCGTTAAAAAAGCCTCAAGAAAGCCTAAAGTCTTGGACGCAGCAAAAGTGGCGAACTAAGAGTGGCAAGCCGTCAACGCAGGGAAGTAAGGCAACTGGAGAAAGATACCTTCCGGAAGCCGCGATCAACGCCTTATCGCCGTCCGAGTACGCCGCTACTACACGAGCTAAACGACAGGGACGACGTGCAGGAAAGCAGTTCGTGGCTCAACCAAAGAATATTGCCAAGAAGACTAAAGGATATAGATAAGTGACCACGACGGGCACCAGCACTTTTAACCTAGACCTTAACAATCTTGTTGAGGAAGCCTTTGAGCGGGCTGGTGGTGAGCTGCGGACTGGTTACGACCTTCGTACGGCTAGGCGCTCTTTAAACCTGTTGACGATTGAGTGGGCTAACCGAGGCATCAACCTCTGGACCATCGAGCAGTACAGCATTCCCATGGTGCAAGGCACAATTACCTACAACCTGCCTATCGATACTATTGACCTGCTTGATAGCGTTATCCGCACCCAGACTGGGGTTGAGCAGACCGACATTAATATTAATCGTATCAGCGTATCTACCTACGCCGTAATCCCCAACAAAAACGCACAGGGCCGCCCTATTCAGGTGTGGATTGACCGACAGTCTGGCGCTATCGAACCTACTACGGGTGTCAATTATCCGACAATCAACGTGTGGCCTACCCCCGACCAAAGCAACTTTTACACTTTTGTTACTTGGCGACTCAAGAGAATTCAAGACGCTGGCAACGGCGTTAATACCCAAGATATCCCGTTCCGTATGCTCCCGTGTTTGGTTGCCGGACTTGCCTACTATATCGCCATGAAAATCCCTGAGGGTGCGCCGCGTATTGAAATGTTGAAGGCATCCTACGAAGAGCAGTGGCAGTTGGCATCTAGCGAAGACCGCGAGAAGGCAGCACTTAGGTTGGCCCCTAGGCAGTACTTTTATTGATATGGCCACTAAGACTTGTGCCACTTGTATTTTTACAAAACCGCTTTCTGATTTTTATAAACAGGCGGCGCGGGGAACATATGGTGTGCGTGGTTCTTGCAAAGATTGTGATAACGTTAAAAAACAAGCATATAGGATAAAGTTTAAAGACGAGCTATTAATAAGAAAAAAACTAGAATACGTCCGTAATCGCGACAAGCACTTATTGCAAAAACAAAAATACAGGCAGGAAAACAAAGGTAAAATTAATGCTTTAGTGGCGGCGCGCAAAAAGATAGTTAAGCAACGTACTCCGAAATGGCTTACTAAAGATGACCTCTGGATGGTTAAAGAGGCATATGAATTAGCTGCGCTAAGGACTAAAATGTTTGGTTTTTCTTGGCACGTAGACCACGTACTACCACTGCAGGGAAAAGAAGTATCAGGTCTTCACGTGCCCACAAACTTACAAGTTATTTCTGCTGTACAAAATATTAAAAAACGAAACAAGGTGATAGATTATGGCTGGGCCTAATTATGCTTCCGGCAAATGGGCGATTGCGGAATGTGATAGGTGTGGGTTCCGTTATAAGCTTAAAGAACTAAAAAAGCTTGTAATTAAAACTAAAAACGTAAATATTCTGGTCTGTCATACTTGTTTTGAACCAGATCAGCCGCAGTTGCAGTTGGGTATGTATCCTGTAAATGATCCTCAGGCACTTCGTAATCCAAGGCGGGATACATCGTATATTCAAGCCGGTTATACAGGGCTACAAATTAATAGCAGTACGGGGCCGCTAGGTAGCGGAGACCCATCAGGTGGTAGTAGAATTATTCAATGGGGTTGGAATCCGGTGGGCGGATCTAGAGCAAATGATAACGGACTGACTCCCAACAATCTTGCTTTGGCTATATCTCTGGGCACCGTAACTGTAGTGACAACTTAAGGAGTTTGTGATGGACAAGAAAGAAGTTAAAAAGATTGCCGACGTGGAGGCTGAAAAAGCCGTTAAAGGTCACGAAGGCCGTATGCACAAGGCAAAAGGATTTGCCAAGGGCGGCAAAACCAATCTTCAGATGAAAGAACTTGGTCGTGGTCTGGCTAAGGTTGCCAATCAGAAGAAATCTTCCTTTACTTACAAAGCAAGCGGAAGGGGTCGATAATGGCTAAGTTTAGCAAAAAGGTCGGCGGCAAAGAAGTGGGCCAAGCCGAAGTCTATGCAGAGCCCCATCAGATGACCGGTGCCGCAGGTGTGGATCTGGGCAACAACGGATATGGTCCTGCCCCCAAAAGAAACACGGCAAACGAAGTTAATATGTCTGTTGGCAGCATCAGCCGTGACGCATACCCACCCGCCAAAACTTCTGGTATTCAGATTCGTGGAACCGGTGCGGCAACTAAAGGGAAAATGGCTCGCGGGCCGATGGCATAAATGAACTACGCTACGCTGTTTGAA